CCTCATCTCATGCGACTGCCCGGAGAACTCGAATCTCCGCTTACCCTTTTGTATGGAAGGTAACTCTCAGTAAGTTTATCCTCCAATTTCTTAATTGTTTTACTATGTTACATTGTGACCGTATATCCAGCGCCAATCCCTGTAACCGTATGCGCACCTGAAATACACAGCCTGTTTAAGTTGGTAGGTTTCATAATCAACGGTGTTTTTAGTTTCGGGCGAAATTCTGTCTATCCAGATGAGATCGTCCTTCATTCCATCAAGGTCAACCATAAACCAGTTACTTGTTGAATTATCATCCAGAAGCATATACGGTATAATTTTATAACGATTGTAGTTCATTTCTACCGTATTGTTTGCTGACGTGCTGTCCTTTTCAGATTTGACCAGTTCATAAGCGGCATCAGCAAGAAAGTCTGGAACAACAAGACCTATATTGTTTGACGGCTGGATTCTCTCGGAAATATCGTTTCTGAACTTCCGCATAATAAGCCGTGTTGCGACAACCGCAACCTTTGAAAATTTAGTGTTACCAGCATTATCAAACCCGTCAGCTGTTGACGTGCCTGATTTTGTGGTGTGAGAACTGTTACACAACGACACGTTCTCTTCAGTCGTCATGTAATCAAAGGCAGACGAGAAAGCCAGATTAAAAGCCCTGACCGCCTGTTTCTCCCTTGTTCTCATAGCCGATCTCATAAGAGACTGTGACCTGTTTTCAAGAACAGGATACTTTTTATCGTCTATGAGTTTTCGTTCTGCTATCAAACCACCGGCCCATTCCTTCGGTTCAATCTTTGAGTGATACCCTGGAGATTGACTCAGGTATGTTATTTTCCCGTTAAATTCGGGAATGTCCGGTACTGCCCCTATGCTGTAAAACTCTTCCCATGCACTATCAGAGGGAAGGACTTTAAACAGCGTGGGGATCATGCTTGCAAGTTCTTGATACTTTTTTTCGCCTTCGGAAACTTCCCGGAGCCTTGCATCAAGCAATCTTACGTACTGGCTGCTATCTAATGGTGATCCCATAATAAACCCCCTTCCTTAAGTAGTTGCCTGAGAAACCAACTGAGGCATGAAAGATGTTCCAATAAAATAAAATTCCGCAAACTCCTTGCCCTTTTCCCGTAAGTCAAGCCGTGTAACCATGACCTGCCAGTAATTGCTGGCGGGAGTTGCACTTCCGTCAATGAAACTACACACAGCACTGTCACCCAGCTGCATATAAGAATGTCCTATCTTAATAGGCACTCTCACAAACACATCACCCGCTGCCGTATCTGCTGGCATTGCAACGTCCCATGCCGCTACGGTTGTTGACGTATCGCTTGTGATTCTGTAAACCCCTGCGTTCGCTCCCTTACGGCAGTAAATAGTACACATGCTTGCCACAGGAGTAAAACCACAGGCGTTAGTGGTGGCTGTCACACCGGATGCGCTTCCCGATGTTGCTGTTAATTCGGTTATGTTTGTTCCTATTGCCCCTAATCTGATTGGCGCACGAAGAATAGTAGATGGAGTAATTACCGCAATCTTAACGAAACTTGTACCTTCGTTCTTGCTCCACGGTCCTTCAAGACCTACGTATTCTCTGGCAGGCCCACCATGAGGGTCGGCTGTTCCGCCCTGAGTGGTTCCTTCAGCCAGATAAGTCGTGCTGTATATAGGGTTTTTCTCGTTATTACCTATAACAACCCCGAAAGGTACGTCATAGTTAGTAGCGTTTCCAACACCCGCAGCGGCAGGAAGGGGTAAAACACCTTCGTCAGCAGCAGCAGAGGTGTCCCATCCGACAAGCGAACCGTTATACACAGTCGTACTTGTTTTGACAGGAACCCATATCATATAGGGAGACCCATGTGCTATGGTAATCATAATTATCTCCTTAATTGCTTAATTAGTTAATAATCGCCCTTCCAGTTTAATGTGCCACAGAAGGGACATCCTTTCTCCACTTCCGGTACATACCGCACCGTTGTATATCCCTCTCCCTCAAAGATAGTGTGCTTTGTGCCTCCCGTGTCGGCTACTGAATCGCCGTATTCGTCAAGGAGGTCATAGGGTTTAAGGTTGATCCGGGAAGTGCTTTGGGCATCGCCGGTAGCGTCCCGATCTATGTCACAGACGAATCCGCAGTTCCAGCACTCGTAGTATTTGCCGTTATCCTGTCCGTCACCACGTTCAGGGCTTCCCCAAAGAGGTTTGGACTTGGAATCATGACGGGGCTTACTTGAATGATGGTTTACTCTTATACGTTTCATCTTCGACCACTTAAATAAGACGGGGCTTCTCCTGATAACGCCTGATTCACATCATCATCCGACATCTGTGTTCTAGCCACAAACTCGGCAGCATACTTGTCTAATTTGACGGCTTGCGGAGCTTTGGTTTTAACAGATGGGGAACCGGCAGGCGTTCCAAGATTCTGCACTATTTTTCCCTCGTTCTTGGTAAGTGGATTTTTCACTGCGGTCTTTTTAAGGTGTGCTATCTTTGCGTTCAGATAGTTTATTGCGGCATCGTTTCCGCCGTCATTTGACCGCTTTATATTAAAATTCTTCATCATTTCGGTTACAACAGCCTGATGCTCTTCCGGGGTCGAGTCAGACGCCAGAACATCGAGCTGCGCCCGATAAGAATTTTGATATGCGTTTACCTGTCTTTGTTCCTGTTGCTTTTTGCTTTCATACCATTGGTCAAGCTCTGCAACAGACGTTGGTATAAAGTTAGGATCTATTTCCGGTTCAGGCGGTTCTTCCTTTTTCACGGTTGACTGAATTAGCATCCCCGTCTGTTCAATGAATTTCTGCATGGTTTCTTCCATGCTTTTTACCCGTCTGCCTAGATTAGACCGCTCCTTATTATCAACGGGTTCTTCGGGTATTTCCTCTTCCTGAACCTCCTCATGAACTTCTTGCTGTGTTTCTTCCTGAACTTCTTCCTGAACTTCTTCGTTTATTTCTGGGGTCTCTTCAGGCTGCGATTCGGCAGCGGCATCCAATTCCGCATAAATATCTTCGCTCATATTACTGTCTCCCTTTTACTTTGTTTTTAAGTTCTTGGTATGTCTTGATTTTATCAGCCCACTTTATTAGTAGTTTTCTTGACACCCGATATTCGGCTCTTTCTTCGGGTGATGCTTTCTCGTTTATTATCCGGTCAAGCAGATATTCCATTTGAACCATTAGGTCTGTCATTAAGGTTTGACCTATTTCGCTGTTTATTGCCTTATAAAATGAGTTGTTTTTCCCTAATAGTGATAGGGTTTTAGCACCGTTCTGGCCGTGTGTGGCGGTAAATTTTTCTATGTCCGCAATGGTTATTTCGGTTCTGTCCATTTAAAACATGCCCCGTGCCATCTGTTCGGTTGCGCCCTGCTCTATTCCAGTTTGATTGCTTGCCCCACCACCGCCCTGTCCTTCCGGTGACTCCTGCGATTCAACCGGTTGAACCGGTTCTTCGGGGTTGAACAATACCGATGCAAAGTTGGCGTACTCATCACCAGATAATGTTATTATCTGTGCAAGAACGTAGTTTATCAGTTGAGGATTATTAATCTGAACCAGATAACCCAGAATGGTTGTCCAGTTTTTTATTTTCATTTGTTTGCTTTCTGCCGTTTCTACGCTCTGGCTTAACGGTTTAAAATAATAATCCAGCGTAGGATTAAAGTCGTACACCTTTTCGCCCATCAGTTTCGTGCCGGTTTCTGGAAGGGCAAAAGTCCATGTCATCTGCTGAATCATCCAGTAAAGTTCTGTTAGAAAGGTGTATTCAAACGTGAGGGATTTATAGTTGGTTCTGGTCTGTGTATTCTGCGCTCCGCCCACAATAGCCGTTGCGGTGGTGGATGCGTCCTGTGGTATATCCCCCATTGTGGAGGGGTATACAGCGTTTGCCTGTTGCATTTTACCGGTCAAAAGACCAAGTTGCTGCATTGCCCCCTGAATATTGTCTTGAATTCTAAACTCGGTTATATCGTCTTTATTGTTGACCTCCATGCCATGACCGGGTTCAAAATACAAGGTATCGGTATCTTCAGCGGCAAGTTTATTAACCTTAAAGGTCGGCATGGTAGCAAGTCTTACCCTGTCGTTAGACATATTAAACGTGTCATTTATGGCTATCTGAAGCTCTCTTGCGTATCTGCCGTCTCCAACACCTGCGTCTGTTATGGGATGAATATAGCAAAGCCCCCTTATCAGCGGCTTATACGGAACACCCATTGCATCTATGTACGGTGTTTCGTTAAACCCTATTAAAAGCTTACCGCCTCTGGAAATAACCGTTGTGATAATCATTTCTTTCAGTTCGGCATCGTCCAGAACATCCCCGTTTTTGTCCAGCCCCGGTTTGCCGTCTTTTACCCAAAACTTTCCGTATCGTCTTAAGACATCGTATTTTTTTGATATCTTATTGTCAAATCCAGTTGTGGGGTTCCTGTCGTCTCTGGTTTCTTTTTTAGTGTCCGTATCGGATTGCTCTTCAAAATCGTCCAATAAATAAAGGTTTATATAATTGTTGCTTTTAGCCTCTTGCCTTAACTGTTGTTTGCTTCGCTCCATGCGGACAATAATCCAATCTTTTTCCTGTATGGAGTATGTGTAATCATTAGATGAAAACACGTTTCTTGGGTCAAGGATCTCATAATCAAACCGATCAACAACCATATTGCCATCGTTGCCACTTTCCTGTCTCCAGAAACAAAGAGCGTCAACATGACCCAATAAATGATTTATTGCTTTAGCCCTTACAAACTTTTGGTAATGATGAAGCTCTCTTTGGTTCAGGGTTCTGTTGATAAGTTCTTCAGTAGCGTCTGCCGCTTTTAGTGCCTCTATTGACGGGTCCTGAATATACGTCTCAATAAAGTCTCTGGTAGCAAAATATTGGGATACGTCTATGCTTGACTGCGTAAGCATGTGAGTTGAAAATTCAGGGATAAACACGTTGCTCATCCAATCGTAATCTTTCTCAGTTCGTTCAGCGTCAAACATATCAATGTAAGACTCAAAATCGGCGGTTTCTCCGGTAGAGTCTTGGTTTTGTTTGGCAATCTTGTATTCGTTGTTTACAACAATATCAAGAACACGCTCTTCTATGTTTTCGTCAAACTCATGCTTGGTTTTTTTTCTAGCCATTATGAACTCTGTAATTCTTCAAGTTTGATAGACTGCTTGATGAGAATGTTGGATATTCCGCCCTTAAAGAAATTAATGGTGACAGAACCAACCCTTTTCTCCCTTAACCACTCCTGTATAACCTGATTCAATTTATTTAAGTTTGTCATACGCTTATCCTGAACATAGGGGTTGATAAAATAGACTTCAGCTTACAGCCACAATATGGACATTTCTTGAATTTACGGTTGTTGTCGTACTCGTCTTTTTCCGATAACGACATTGTAACCTCAAATGTTAATTGACAGTTTTTACATTCTAGCTCGTATAATGGCATGTTATTCTATCCTGAAGTATTCTGGAGCCTTTCGGCTGATTGTGGGTTTTTCCCGCTTTGCTCTAAACCTGTTATCCTTTAAAAGCCCCTCAAGTGCCGTGCAAAGATGGCTGAACTTCTGGCCGGTAGCTTCTTTTCTATCGTTTGTGCTGGTCTGATTGCCGGTTTTCCACTCGTCATATCGCCATTGTTTAATGCTGTTCGCCGTTGCTTTGCAGTTATTAAGCACCCACAATGTAGGAACATTCCTTGAAACACCGTCTTTCTGTATTTTGTTGCAGAACGGTTTACCAACAATCGTGGAATTTCTTAATCTAAGTCTTATTTCGTCCCTGCCTTTTGTGCCTTTCGTGTCGTATGGCTCCCAATAT